GGTCGTTGCCCACTGGTCAGGCAAATACTCGACGTCGTTGATCCAGACGCGAAGGTACGGGGTAACGTCCGCGGGCAGCCTGCACGCGCTTACAAGCTCTGCAAGCGACCTGCCGTGTTCGCCCTGCAACAGCGCAACGGTCGATGAGAACGGCTGCGAGTGGAGGACGACCGGATACTTTGATCCGTCAGTCGTGCTGGCGGGAACGGATGGGGTTTGTTCGTCGCTCATGCGGCTTCGTACCTGTAGAAACCGGTGATGCGCTTTTCCCACAGCATCGTCCGGTAGTTTTCAATGACGGAGTTGGCTTCTTCGTGCGTGTGTAACATCCACCCGGGCGCTAGTACCAGCGCACAATGGAACGGGTGTCCGCGCATACGAATAAGGATTCCGTCGCCCATTTGTTCGGCTCCGGGTGTCACGGGCGTGAACCCGCTCGCGTACTCCAGCGCATCCTTGCTGATGACTGAAGGCTTCTGCCCTTTGTACCAGTCCACGCCTTCGTACGGCTTCCATGCCGTGCCCAGCTGCTCTCGCAGGACCAAATCGATCAGCCCCCAGCAGTCGCAGCCGTCGCGCCCACGACCGTGCTTGCGGTACGGAATGCCGATGTACTGGGCCGCCCACGCAGGAAGATCGCGGTCCATCAAAACAGCCCCGGGAAACGGCTCGGCGTCATGGTCAGCGTGATCGGCTCTGTCCACAACGATTCAAAGTGCAGTTCGCCTTCGATCTGGACAGCGTCGTAGGTCACGTTGCGGACTGTCAGCCCGTCAAAGCTGATCTCGACGGTGTCTGGAGCGCTGGCAAGAATGACCTCAATGGTCACGTTCGGTGCCGATGTCAGCCCGCGAATCGCCGTGATCGCTGTGCGCTCTACGTTGTCAAAGCGCAGCATCGCTTTAGTGACACCGTCGGGGTCTTCACCGGGAAGGACGATCTCAAACGGGAACGCCTGATAGATGTTCCCGCGGCTGGTGATGTCCTCGTTGTTGTTGACCACCCGAATCGGGGTCGCCAACGAGGCATGACTGATCGTCAACAGGACCAGCCAAACCTCGCCGGTCTCTTGCGCGTGGATAGAAGAAAGCGCAGTTGAGGAGAGCGTACGGGCCATTAGACGAGTTCCAAGCTAAACCCGACCACGTTAGCAGCGCCGCTCCCGGTGGTCTGGATGGTTGGAGCAGGGTTGCGGAACCGGAGCGTGGCAGCGGCTCGCGTGCGCGGGTGAACCCAGTCAAACGGCAGGGAGCCGCCTCTGCAGTCGTTCTGCCAGAAGTTTTCAAACGTCGTGGTCTGGGCGGGCGTCATCATCAGCTGGACCGAAAACGTTCGCAGAGACTTGGTGAACCGACGCCGAATCTTGGCGGGGCCGGTGTCCATCTGACTCTCAATCGTCTGGTCTTGGATGCGCTCGCTGTACGCGCCCTCCATGACGAATTGGGGCAGGGTGCTAGGGTAGGTGGGATTAGGCATTACAACCTCGCCAATGTCCGTGTGTTGCCGTAGCTGCCCGCCATTTCGCGGTCCATGTCGCCGCTACGAATCTGCCGACGCATCTCGTCCCGGATCAGAACGGACAGCACGCGCTTGCCGTTAGGGCCGCGGCTCTCGCTCGTCTGAACACGCTCGGAGTTCGCGTTCGACCGCATATCGTTGATCACGACGCTGAGACCAGAGTCGTTCCCGCCGCCACCGCTGGCGTACACGCCGAGGCGACCGGAAGCATCACGCTTGAGCGGCATGATGGCCTCTGGCCCAGCCTCGCCCATCAAGCCAACGCCGCTGGCAAAGGCAAACATGGTCGGGCGGCTAACGATCTGGTTGGTGAATGCGCCGCCATACGCAAAGTTGTGGTTCATGCCGTCGAAGTACGCACCAAGAGCCGCGGGCGTCCCTCCGGTGAACGGCGCTGGCGTTCCAGTCATCGGAGCGCCAACGGGACCGCTGAACAGCCCCGTGAACCACTTCGCAAAGCTCGTCGCCGCCTGCTGCGCCAGCACCTCAAACGGGCGAATGGCGATGTCGTAGATCATCTGGGCGCTGATTCGCTTGACGATGTCGCCGAAGCCCTTCAGGAAAATGTCGCCGCCCTTCTTCACGCCGTCCGTGAAAATGGCCTCAAACGCATTCTTGAACGTTCCCTCAAACTGCCGGACACCGTCCTGCAGCGAATTGAAGATGCTCCGGACGCCAGCCTGACGGTTCTTTTGCTCGACGGCGGCACGCTCCAGCTCCTCGGTGCGACGCACCTCCATGTCGAAGCGCTCCTCGCCAGCCGCGTAGCCCTGCGACCAGAGTTCCATCTGCTTCGCAAGGATCGCGTTCTGGACTTGAAGTTCGTCAGAGGTGAGTCCGACGAGCTTCTCCTGCTCCCGCAGTTGACGCAGCCGCAGGTCGTACTGACGGCTGGCTTGGTTCATCTGCAGTTCTTCATCGCCAACGATCATCTGGCGCTTGGACGTGGCGTAGGCGTTGAACGCGTCTTCGTCGCTAAACGTGAGGCGCTCTCTCGCCAGCTGATTCTCTAGTTGGGCGCGACGCTGCGCCCGCGGGTCGGCGGACACGCCGTCGAGCCGCAGTTGATCGGTGTAGTCCTGCGCCGCAGCAAACACCCGCTGTGCATCGCTCGCCTTGTTGGTGGCGGCGGCAGCTTCTTCTTGGGCGGTCTTGTATTTGGCGAGGTAAGCCAAGACCTCGGGCCGCTTGGCAAACTCGCCAAACTTCGCGGCCTCTTCGTTGTACTTGCGCTGAACCTCGGCAGCCGTAAGGGTGGCGCGGTCAGCCCCGATAGTGCCGATGCCGTCAAGCGTCGCGGCGGTCTGCCGCCGAACACCAGCGAGGTCAGCAGTCGACGATGCAAGGTCGTCGCGCAGGAGTTGGGTGATGTACGCGCCAATGGAGGACGCGGCGTTCCTCGCACGGTCGGACCGCTGCGCGGCGATAGCCTGCATGACGTAACCGGCACCGCCGTCGCCTCCGATGCTCAGAGCGCGTTCGCGGTCACCAGCGCCTTGCTGCAGCTTCATCAGTTCCGTCTGGACATTTGACGCACGCTGCGTAGCAATAACCAGCCGGTCCTCGGCGTTCTGCAGATCGTACGGCAGGTTGTCGAGCGGCAGACCGAGCGCCCTGCGGCCTTCGATAGCACCCTTTAGACCTTTGATGGCGTCCGAAAGGTCTTTGACGGTCAGATTGGCGGTGCGCTGGTCCTCTGCAAACGTCTTCAGTTCACCAGTCCGCGACATCACGGCGGCAATAGGGCCGAGAATCTTCTGCTCTTCCTGCTTGCGAGCAGTCTCCCTAGCTTCGGCAGCGGCTTTCTCAATCTCCCCGGCGATCCGCGCACGCTCTTGTTCAAGCTGGCTGACGTTGCCGGGAACCATTCCAACGGGCGGCACTCCAGCGCCGCCGCCGCTCATTAGCATCGCCTGAGTAAAACGGCTCTGCGAGTTAAAATCGCGGGAGTACTTGATGCGCTTATCAAGCTCCTCTAGTTGCTGCTGAAGCGTCGGGTCTTTCAGGGCGTCGCGGAAGCCTTCAAGGAACTGCAGCCCCAGCCCCTTGACGCTCCGAACGAATCCGGAGCCGTCCCACATTTTTGCGAGGTCCGTCAGAACGGCGTTGTACGAGTCGCTGATCCGTTGATTCGCTCGCTCAACGGTCTCGGGAATGTCCTTGAACTGCGCCTCGGTCGACTCCTTCGCCCGAAGCATGGCCTGCGCGATCTTGATCGACGTCAGTTCACCTTCGGAACCCATGCGGCGCAGATCGCCGATGGTGATTCCAATGGTCCCGTCGGCCTTCTCAAAGTTGTCGGCGATAGCCTTCGCCAGCGCCGGGAAGTTCTCCATGATGGAGCGCAGTTCGTCGCCTTGCAGGCGACCAGACGCCAGCGCCTGACCGAACTGGATCATGCCCGACTGCATTTCGCCCGCAGAGGCTTCCGACACGACGCCCAGCTTCTGGACGGTGTCGACCATCTGCATCATTTCTTTCGTAGTTAGTCCGATGGCAGCGTTGTTACGTGCGATCCGACCGAACGCCTCCGCAGCGGCGTCGAACCCAAGTCCGGTCCGAATGGCGTTCTCGCGTAGCTCGGCAAGAACCTCTCTGGCCTGCGAGAAGCTCCCAAGGGCGCTCTTGAGCTTGCCCTCCATACTGGCCTGCCGGTCCTGATAGACGGCGAGCGCCTCGGCAGCCTTGTAGTAGCCGAACCCGAGCGCACCGACCGCTACCGTACCCGCCGCAATGCCAGCGCCAACGGGGCCAAGAGCGCCCGCTAGCCGCCCTAACGCGCCCGCTCCGGCGTTGATGCCGCCGACCATACCGCCCATGCC